CAAGTGGCTTTGGCAATGTTAACATTGGTACAAGCACATTTACTGGTAATGGTAGTGGACTCACTGATGTAGATGCAGAAACATTAGATGGTATTAACGGAGCAAGTTTCTTACGTAGCGACGAAGCTGATACAATGACAGCACTACTTACTATGAGTCATGCAGGCGATGAGATGATTCGTTTAGCAGACACAAGTGCAAGTGGCTCGCCATACATTAGTTTCTATCAAGCAACAGATCGTAGAGGTTATATACAATACGCAGACAGCGGCGACAAGATTCAAATTGTCAACGAAGGTGGTAATACTAGACTCGAAATTGACAACGGATCAACTGGTCTTAAATTTAACGATGGTGCAAATACATACACTGTTTGGCATGCCGGCAACGACGGCGCAGGCAGTGGACTAAATGCAGACGAGTTAGATGGCCTTAGTAGTGGAAGTTTCATACGTAGCGATGCTAATGATAGTTTCAGTGGAACAATCACTGGTGCCGGTACTATTAATATTACTGGTAATATTACTGCTAATTCCTTTACAGGTGATGGTAGTGGCTTAACAGGTATTAGTGCTGATGATGCCAACACACTGGATGGATTGGATAGTACAGCGTTCTTGAGAACAAATGGTGCTCATACATCAACTGCAACACAGATATTCTCAAACAGTGGTACAGCATTCCGTGGTACACAAGGTACAATGGGCGACAACGATCAATGGAGATTTGGTGGCGCAGCGACTGGGTCAAACGCAGGTTATTTAGAAGTTGCAACAGGAGACGATGGCACAGAACCGCACTATCACAGACAGTACACTGGAGTGTTTAGTTCACTAACAAGAACTGCAACTATTTTAAATGGCAGTGGTAATACACTATTCCCGGGCGAAGTTACAGCGTACTCATCGGATGCTAGACTTAAAACCAATGTAGAAAACATTCCAAATGCACTTGACAAAGTCAAAGCATTAAATGGTGTTCTTTATAACTGGACAGCTGAAGGCCACAAGTGGGGACTAGATGTTGATACTGAAAAGCGTGAAGTTGGTTTACTTGCACAAGAAGTTCAAGCAGTACTACCAGAAGCAGTTGCTCCGGCGCCGTTTGACTTAGACGACGATGGCAACAGTAGAAGTGGCGAAGATTACTTAACTGTTAAGTATGAGCGTATTGCTCCAGTTCTAATTGAAGCAATCAAAGAACAACAGAAAGAAATCGACGAGTTAAAAGCAATGGTGCAAAAACTACTAGATAAATAATAGGGTAGCCAATTTATTGGCTATCTTTCATTGACACAAAGTAAATAGTGTGTTATTGTATAATAATAAATAGGATTCGTAATGGCATTACCAGCAACAGGCAGTACAATATCAATGAGTGATATCCGCAATTACTTTGTTGGCGGAGGCTTTGCGAGTAGCTATACTATTAGTGTATTAGGAACATATATCGGTGTTAGTGCAGGTACTACTATTAGTATGAGCAGCACATTTGGCGGATACTATTTTCCAATTTTACCTTAAGGAACACACAATGAAAACACTATACGAAATTTTAAATGTAGATCTAGCACAAGAATATACCAAGGCACGTAAACTTGCAAAACTTGCTACATTAGATGCTGGCGATCTTACAGCAGAAGTAGAAACTGCAATTAACGAAATGGACATTCCAAATGACGATGACAGATTGCACTGGATTCAAAAACTTGGAAGAGCAGCAGGTGCAGACTTGCTTACACTTGGAAAAGTGCAGCCAGAAAACATGATTAAAATGGCAAGTTTATCAGCTGACGACTTTCAAGAGTGCGTAAAAGTTGCAACAGGTTCTGCACGTGATTGGAATCAATTAACAATTGGTGCTGAAAAAGATCTTAATCAGGAAACAATTCCAAACACAATGCTCTAATGCAATTAAGTATTTGTGTCCCAGCAGGCGACAAAGTCCACACAGTATTTGCAAAAAGTTTAGCAAATCTAACTAGTCGCTTGACAAAATTATCAATAGACTGGAACTTGCACATTGTAAGTAGCAGTGTAGTTTGTGAATCACGTACTCAGTTAGCAAAAGAAGCACTGGGCAGTGATGCTACACATTTACTATGGTTAGACAGTGATATGTACTTTCCAGCAAGTGTTGTATTAGATCTGTTATCTCATAAAAAAGATATTGTTGCTGCAACATATAGCACAAGATACGCTCCGTATCGTACTGTTGCATTTACAAATCCAAATGATACAAACGAAAGACTTGATATTAGTAATGGGTTGCATAAAGTTTGGGCAGTAGGTATGGGTTGTATGTTAGTCACACGACAAGTATTTGAAGATTTACCCAAGCCGTGGTTTGCACACGAATATAATAAAACTTTAGATACACACAGCGGCGAGGATATATACTTTTGTAATCAAGCAATGCACCACGGTTATGAAGTATACGTTGATGCAGATATTAAACTTGCACACATAGGAATAAAGGCTAATCAATTATGAAAGCAATAGATAGATTCGAACGTTTTGGTAATCCAATGCACAACGGGCAGGATTATTTAAAAAATCATATCTTTGAAAGATATCCAGTTATACACAACAAAACTGAAATATCAGAGTGGCAAGACCGCAGTAAGTATGTCTGGCTAGTAGATCCAACTTTAAAAGTATACGATAGCTTTCCTTGGTTTTACAGACCAAATAAAAATGACGATGTTGCAATACATGCATTTCCTTATGTGTTTGAAAAAAGTCGAGATGTAAAGTCCTGGGACATGGTACAACTAGTTCCAACGCAGCCTGGTGATTACGAAATTAAAAAACATGCACATATCTGTGGACATTACGATCCTACAATGGGAACAGGCAAGTTTGAAATATTTTATATTGGCAAAGACAAAACTGTTTTAAATAAATTAATTGAAAGAAATTTTGATGTACAAGTAGTTGATAATATTACACAAGCCAATGAGCGAAGTTTTACAGATATGTTTTGGGTAGTATACGACGATACTATGATCAGAGATACATTTAAATTTAGCTATGTACCAGACGAGTGGAGTTATGATATTCCGCATGTATTTGGAAACGGAGACATTGATCAGTTAGACGGCATTGTACTATTACCAAAAAAATATAATGCTACTGACAAAGAAGTAAAGCATAGATTTTTTGTAAATAAAAAAGAAGTACGTATTATGGCAAGTAATCCAAAGCCATATGATATTTTTCAAATAAACAATTATAATGATTATTTAGAAGCCATCGAAAAAACTACTACAGATATGTTTTGGGGTTATAACAATCAAATTATTATACACAGCGATTTTAATTTTGATTATTATATTAGTCATCACAGTAGTGATAAAAAATCTAACCATGCATGGCTAAATGGAAATAATTATAATGGTGTGTTTTTGTTTAGTAAAACCAAACCTGTATCAGAAGAAGAAATACTTTTTAGAGATATAAAAGAAAAAATTGAACACGACACAGTTGCAAGTATGCCTAAAGATTTTGAAAAGTTTAAGATAGATGCATACGACGAATATAAAAATGCATTAGATGTTTGCAGCAGTGATATGTTTTGGGTTATACCAAATGATGTAGATATTGCCGAAGATTTTACATGGGACAAATACTTTCACGATCAAGAATCATTTGATATGAAAACCAATCATGTGTTTCTCAATGGTGAATCATATGACGGTATTGTACTAATGTGTGCAAAAGCAGAAATCACAGAAAAAGAATTTGAACACAGATTTTATGTAAACAAAAAAGAACACAAAATTGTAGCAAGTACTCCAAAGCCTTATCAGAAATTTACTATTGACAGTTATGAAGATTATACCGAAGCACTATATAATTGCAATACAGAAATGTTTTGGAGTGTACCAAGTGATGTAGAAGTTGCTGAAGATTTTGATTTCAATTTGTACTTTGATCACCATAATACATATGATAGAAATATAAATCATGTATTTCTAAATGGCGAAAACTATGACGGTATTGTGCTGTTTAGTAAAAACGTTCTAGTAAGTGAAAAAGAAATTGAGCATAGATTTTTAATTAAAAAGAAAGAACACGAAGTTGTAGCAAGTACACCTAAACCTTATCCTATCTATACAGTAAACAATTACCAAGATTATTTAAATGCAAAAAAAGATTGCAACTATGATTTATTTTGGATGGTAAATGATAGTTTCTTACCTGTAGACAATTTTGACTGGAACTTTAATATTACGCATCATAATCAATATGAACGTAAAATTAATCATGTATGGAAAAATGGCGACTACTTTGACGGCATTGCTCTTACTAATAAAAAATTAAATATTAGTCAACGTGAAATTGATTATAGATTCTTTGTCACTAAAAAAGAATATAAAGAAATAGGCAGTATGCCCAAGCCTTATGATATTGTGTTTATTAGTAATGGCGAACCTAATGCAGATGATAATTTTGATTTATTAAGCGAAACGTTTCCAAGAGCAAAACGAGTTATGGATATCAAAGGCATTCATGCAGCACATAAACGTGCAGCTGAGTTAGTTGAAACAGACATGTTCTGGGTAGTTGACGGTGATGCAGAAATAATTGACGGATTTGATTTTAATTATTATGTACCTGCTTATGACATTGATGGTAAAGATACTGTACATGTATGGAGAAGTTTAAATCCAATTAACGGACTTGTTTACGGATACGGCGGTGTTAAATTATTACCCACTAATCTAACTAGAAACTTAGATCAAACTACTACTGACATGACAACAAGTATTAGTGATAAGTTTAAAGGTATAGAAGAAATGAGCAACACAAGTGTATTCAACACAGATTCTTTTAGTGCATGGCGCAGTGGATTTAGAGAATGTGCAAAACTTTCAAGTAGAACTATTGCTAGACAAAAAGACGACGAAACAGAATTTAGATTAGATGCATGGTGTACTCGAGGCGCTGATAAACCATTTGGCAAAGCAGCTATTGCTGGAGCAAAAGCAGGCAGAGCTTTTGGAGAAGACAACAAAGACAATGCACAAGAGTTGGTAAAAATTAATGATTTTGAATGGTTAAAAGATGAATTTAAGAAATTATATCAATAACTTGTAAAACAGTTTTTAGTTTATTTTGATTAATTTTACTTCTAAGTGTATTTTGTAAACCGTGATGTAATGGCTTTGGCCATGAGCCAAAATTTACCCATGCATATCCGTCGTGTTCTGAATTTAATTGTGGAATAAATTCTTTTTCTATTACACATAGATATGTGTGAAAATGAAAGTGCTCGTCGCTACTAATAAAAGTTTCTAATGGTATAGTTTTTTTAATATCGGGCACATGTCCTATTTCTTCAGAAATTTCACGTTGCAACCCTTCCCAAGGAGTTTCTTCGCCCTCATTAGTTCCGCCAACTAATCCCCAGAGATTCTTTGCTTTACTTTGTGTTCTATGAAGAAATAAAAATCTTTTTGTCTGTAGTGAATAAAACAAAGCACCGCTACATATAATACTATTCATAAAAATAGTTATCTTACAGTGTTATACTCCATGTGCCTCTTGGATAATATCCGTCTATTGCAGTTTGCCAATAATAATTATTCCAGTAGTATTGTTGTCCAGTTGTTATATTTGTGACATATGTAGTTTCGTTATCGGTACTACCATCCCAAATAATATCCCATTTAGATCCGTCCCACTCAACTATATCATTTGCATCTGCAACAAAATCGCTATTATCTGCATTCTTCCATGCTGCTGCACCGTCTTCATTTAAATTTAAAATATACTTGACTTCGTCGCCTGCATTGTAAGGAACATCTAATGTAATTAAGAATTTATCACCTGCATTAGAACCTGTTGCTTCTACAGCTAATCCGTTTACATAAACATTAAAACTTGTGACTGTTTCGTCGCCAATACGATCTCCAAGAGAACTTGATAAAATATTAAAGTCTAAATCGGTATGGATTTTGTTATCACTGTATGTTGCTTCAAAAGTTCTATCAACTTTAAATCCTAATGGCCCTAATAATATTATACGTGTACCAACTGTCTTTACACTACTAGGATTAAAATCAATCGGATTAACAATATAATCTATTGTTCCGTCAGTTTTAGTTGGTCCTTCTATTAAAGTATTACTAGGTAAAGTATCTGTATCCCAAACTATTTCTATAGTAAAATCATCGCCTGATTTAAGTGCAAACGTTCCTACAACTTCGGTATTTAATTCTGCTCTACGAATTCTAATTTGACTTATTCCTGGTTGAAATCTTGCAGGTAGTTCAGCTTCTAATATATTCAGCCAATTTACTTCGCCTACACGCAATTTTCGATTCAATGCAAGCTGTGCAGTTTCTTCTTGTACAATAATATCAAAGTTTCTATAACTTGTCACAAGAGGGTTGTTAAGATCCAGTCGTCCGTTTCCAACACTTGCACTACCGTTGGTCACAATTGACCCGTCTGGTAGTACAGTTGTACCACTTACTGCGCCTTGATCTGAATCTGTAGGAGGATTAAATCCTTCTAAACTAACTGTGCCTTGTTCTGTGTTGAATACACTTGTTATAATATCTGTAATAATTCCTAGTTTTTTAACTTTAGTCGGTGGCGAAATGTATATAGGTGCAGTAAAGCCAATTGTAGCAACATCAATATCATCTTGTGTTCCTACCGGTATACTTCTACTACTAAAATTTATATCTTCTAAATACAGCGTTGTTAAACTTGTCCAATCAACATAGTTGTCTGTTGTTTGAAATTCCAAGTCTGGGTTGAACAGCATAAAGATTTGTTCTAGTATTTGTAGCTTTTGCTCAGTGCTGGTGCTCCAAACATCTATGTTTATTGCTAGAGTATAAGGAGTAGGATGCAATCTTTCAACAGTATAACCCTTGGCTTGTTGAGATATATAGCTGTTAGTATCGCTGTCAAATTCTTTTTCACGTAAGTTTATTTTACTAACAAAACTACTATCACTAAGTCTTGCTCTGTCCATTTGTAAACTAGTAATATAAACACCAATACGTGGAGCACTTGGCAGCTTGTTTTCTGAATTTTCTCTTATAATACTACCGACTTGTCTTGTAATATCTCCATACATGCACGGAACTCTTGTTAAATCGCCACCGCCGTCTTGATAACTAAAGTTGCTAAACACTCTAATTATTTGCGTAAGGTATCTACGTATTTGTCCATCATAAAAAAACTGCATTAATTACTTGCCTTTGCTCTCAGTGCTTTACTTAAAGCCTGTCTTTCAATTACTTCTTCACCACCAATTGTACTTACAGTAGTATTGTTAATAAATGTGCCTTTTAGGGTATCTCTATTATCGTCTGGTGTCATTGATGTTCTTACAGAGTCTTCTATTTTACTCCAGGTATTTCCATCGTATCTAAACAATCTATTTGGAAGTAAATCAACTCTTAAAAAATAATCACCTACGGCTGCACCTGCAGGAAATCCAGTGCCTTGGCTGTATGGAGCACCGTTAGGCGGTATACCATCACCAACTAAGTATCCCAGATACCCGTTGCCATCAGGTGTGACAAAAACTGTATCACTGGTTATAGTACCGTCAACTAGTAAGTCTTGGTAGTCTGCACTAACAATTGCAACTTCGCCTCTTTCATTAACACTAAGTGTATAGAATTGTATAGTACTATAACCACTTTGATTTGCATAACTTTCGGCTTGTGCAATTACTGCATCATTGATTTGCATTTCCTTTTCATATGTACTCAATACATCTCGAAGTGTATTTCCAGCTTCGTCGCCTGCATCTAAATCAAGTATATCTTTGTATTCTTGTGAATCCATTATTTGTTTTACTCTAACTCTATATAAATGCGGATACCATGTTTGACTAAAGCCTTCTGCTGCTCTTGTCACTTCATCAACTACATAAAATCTTTTTAATGCTACACTATAATCGTTTGCTGCATATTCGTCAATCAAATGAGGTAATTCAAATACATCACCTGGCATAATTTTTCTACCTAGTGTTTTGACACTAGAATTAATATGCATTGTCATAAACAATGTATCATTTTGTAAAAATAAACCAAACTGACTTAAATCAAAGTCTTGATCTTGTACATTATAGTGTGCTCTTACATTATAGATATCGGGATCGTATTTTCTATCTCGGTTTTCTAAAAACAATAAATCTTGTATATTAGTTTCTGCTACAGCATCATATGCTGGTTGTTCGGAAGTGGCCTCATCGGCACTTACAGATTTGGGTCCTAAATACTTGTGTATTAGTAAATCTGTTCCTCCCACTGTGAATTGTTCGTAGATTATCTTATCTAAGAAAAAGTAATCGTTTGACCTCTCCGGCCTATATAGACTTAAACGTGGCATACATATATTTATGATAAATACTGTATGGAGAACTTTGATGGTAGACAGCAACTTAGCAACACAAAAACAACAGGTATTTGATTATGTAAACGCAATGTTAGGCGGAGGCATGGTTGATGTCGAGCTTGATCCAATTCATTATGAAACAGCGTTAACTAAATCATTAACCAAATATAGACAACGTAGTGAAAACAGTGTAGAAGAAAGTTATGTCACTATAAAACTAAACCAAGATCAGAATGTTTATACCTTGCCTCAAGAAATTATTGAAGTAAGAAAAATTCATAGACGCAACGTTGGTAGTAGACTCGGCGGGCTCGGAGGCAGCGGAGGCGGTAATCCAATTTCTACACAGACTATTACTGCTACTGCTGGACAAACAGAATTAAATGTAAATTATAATTTATTATCAGTTGCTACAATCAGAGTTGAGATAAACGGAGTTGCTACTTCTGATTTCACTACCGATAGTGGACAAAATAACATAACATTGATAAATCCGTTAAATGCTGGAGATGTTGTAGGAATAAAACTTTTTCCAGAAGGTGAAAATACTGGCGGCAGTTTGTTTGAGCCATTTAATCTAGCATACACAAACACTTATTTGTTAGCAGGTTCAGGCATAGGCGGATTAGCAACTTATGATTTCTTTGCACAACAACAAGAATTAGTAGGACGTATGTTTGGTAGTTTTATAGAGTTTACATGGAACCCTGCTACAAGTAAATTAACTATACTTCAACGCCCGCGATCAGAAGAAGAAGTTATGTTGTTTTGTTATAATTATCGTCCTGATGATCAATTATTAAAAGATTACAAGTCACAGCAGTGGATCAAAGATTATACACTTGCTAGTTGTAAATACATGCTAGGCGAAGCACGTAGTAAGTTTGCTACTATTGCTGGCCCAGGCGGTGGAACATCGTTAAACGGCGATACTCTAAAGAACGAAGCAATGCAAGAGATGGAAAAGCTAGAAGCAGATTTATCTATGGCTGTAGCAGGCGGTACAGGGTATGGATTCTTAATTGGATAAAATAAAAAAAGTTATTGCTGGCGGTTGTAGCTTTACAGCAGGCTCAGAATTAAAAGATTGGGATGCACAACAGCCTAACATAGGAATTTTAAGACCTCGTAGTGATTTTACATGGGCTAATTGGCTACAGAAAAAAATATACAAAAACGCAACTGTAGACAACACAGCTATTCCTGGTAGCGACTACGGCGGATGTGTTAGGCGTGTAATTTTTCAAACTAACAAAATGTTAAAAATATATAAACCTGATGAAATAGTTGTTTGTATTATGTGGACAAGTATTTTACGTAGGGAATATCCAAGAGTATCTCCAATTGATACAGAAACACTTAACGACGACGAAGATAGATTTTTTAGTTCGCTTCCTTCAGATGGAGACGGTTTAAAGAGTTATTGGTCAATTAGATCAGGAATAGAACGCAGACAATATATTTCCGACGAGCATTTAGCTCGAACACTTATTGAGTTTTATACAAGACGTGCAACTGCGGATAATCATATATATTATCCTTTACAACAATTAGAATATCTTACCAGTTGGTTAAAAATGCACAATGTTAAATTTTATTACACATGCGCTTTTAATGATTTATTAAGTCTTGAACATCATCAGCCTAATATATTTTATGAAGATATGAAACAAAGATTAGATTTAAAAAATATTGTGCATACAGAAGACAATCAAGGTTTCTATGACTGGGCCAAAAAACACAATTACAAATGTGGAGAAACAGACCATCCATTAGAAGCAGCACAAGAAAAATGGGCTGATTTATTTTCTAAATACATAGTTGACAAAAACAAAACTATATAGTATAGTTAGTGTATGCGTAAGAAAAAGTTATTAGTAATAGGACACGGCCGCCACGGTAAAGATACTGTGTGCGAGATCCTACGAGACAAATACAACTATACATTTGAAAGCAGCAGCAAGTTTTGCTCAAAGTTGTTCATCTACAATGATTTAAAAGACAAGTATGGATACGCCGATGAAGATGAGTGTTATGCTGACAGACATAATCACAGAGCAGAATGGTATAATGCTATCTGCGATTATAATGTTCCTGATGCAGCGACTCTAGGTAGAGAAATGTTTGCTGCTTACGATATCTATTGTGGGCTACGCAACAAGCGTGAATTCTTTGCAATGCAAAATACTGGAGTGTTTGATTATTGTATTTGGGTTGATAGATCAGATCACTTGCCTAGCGAGTCTAAAGACAGCATGAGCCTAGAACATTGGATGGCAGATTTTACAATTGATAACAATGGAACATTGGATGATCTTTGGTTTAATATTGAACAGCTAATAACACATTTGCATAGATAACTACGCACTTAACCCCTTAAAAAGCCCGTTTTCCACCAGATCTGCTAAATAATACTATAATAGCAATGTTTAGGAGAACAACAATGGCATTAACATCACCAGGTGTAGAAGTCCAGGTTATTGACGAGAGTTTTTATACTCCAGCAGAACCGGGTACAGTACCTATTATATTTGTCGCTACAGGCGAGAATAAATTAAATGGTGCCGGAACAGGAATTGCTCCTGGTACCACTAAAGCAAATGCTGGAAAACCTTACCTACTTACTTCACAGCGTGAACTTGTAGATACTTTTGGTGATCCATCATTTTATGTTGATAATAACAACAACCCAATCCACGGCGGGGAACAAAACGAATATGGTCTTCAGGCAGCATATTCTTACTTAGGTGTAAGCAATAGAGCATACGTAGTACGTGCAGATGTCGATCTCAATGCAATCAATGCAAGTGCAACTGCAACTACTGCTAATCCAGCAGATGGAACATATTGGTTAGATACTGCTAACAGCAGATACGGAATTTTTGAATGGAATGGCAGTGCTGTTTCAGTAAGCAACACTACAGGGCAAAGTTTTACAAATAAAACACCTGTTGTAATTACAGACTCAACTAAAGTAGTTGGCAGTGGTGATTACACACCAAAATCAAGTGTTGGATCAATAGGAGATTATGCTCTTGTTGTTCTTACAACTGTTCCAACATTATATTATAAAAACACATCAGGTAATTGGGTTGTAGTAGGAAGCGGAGATTGGAAAGCAAGCTGGCCTTCAATCACAGGAACAGAAAATGTATCTGGAGACGTATTTACAGCTAGTGATAACTTTACTGTTAATGATTCCGAAGGCGCACAAATCTTTACATTTGTATTAACTGGAGCTACTGCATCATCGTTTGTGACTGATTTTACTACAGCCGCAGCAGGAACTGGTATATCAGCAGCCGTTGTAAACAACAGAATTGAAATTTACAATGACGGTTCTGTGCATGATGCATTTCAGCTAGGTGGCACAGGTACAGTATTAACTGATGCAGGTCTTGCAGGTGCAGTAAATTATGCTGCTCCTAAGTTGCAAGCAAGTGCGCATACTAGTGTTCCTCTTTATAAAACTGGTGACGAAGGAAGACCAACTGGTAGTATATGGGTTAAAACAACTACTCCAAATGCCGGTGCAAACTGGAGTGTAAAAGTATGGAATGATGATACAGAGTTATGGGACACATCGAGTGCTCCAATTTATGGATCAAATCATGCAGCAATTTGGAGTATGGACTTGTCAGGTGCAGGTGCAAATCTTACAACTGCAAATCTTTACATTCAAACCAATACAACTGAAGCAGCAACAAACTTGGCAGATTTTACAATCTTCAAGCGTAATGCATCAGGCGCAACAACAATTACAAGTTCTGCTATTACAGCAACTACATTTATAGCAGGAACAGGCAATTTTACAATCAGTGAAAGTGTAAAAGGCAGTGCAATGATGAGTACGCCGGTCACTGTAGTATGGTCACCAGCTGGTGAGATTGCTGATGCTGA